TTACAAGAAATCTTCTACCAAAGATGTAAGTCAGGTACTTAATGAAGTAAATGATATCTTAGGTAAAGATTTTGAACCTATCCAAGAAACCATCTAACTTAACAAAAGGGCAGAGCAATCTGTCCTTTTTTTATGTCAACCACGAGGGCTTTGTGCCATGTACTATCTAATACTACAAAACAAAATCGTTTTCCAATCAAAATCATACAACAAAACTCTATACTATTACAATGTAATCAAGAAGCAGTATAACAAACTAGAGTTACAAATTGTAACCGAAGATAAATTATAGAGACAACTGAGAACTATGTTTGGCGAAAACTAATTCTAACTTTATTAACAATTCAATTAACTCAAAGACTGGAGATCACATGGATAACTTTTTTATTATATATATGATATGGGTAATGTTCTGTATCATTTCGTTTGTTACATTTGCATTTGCACTTGTAGCATTTAACCCTAACTAAGATATGAAAGGAATTGCAAGGCTCTTCAAAGATAGCATCAGCCCAATGTTAAATCATTTCAGCTAATTGCGAAGAACAAGAAGAGTCTTGTAATGTAACATGAAGGTATCGTCTAATGGTAAGACATCAAGTTCCAACCTTGAAGATGTGGGTTCGATTCCTACTACCTTTGCCAATTAACCTGATTCAACTACGGAGGTAACAATGAATCATATGACACAACTAGCTAAAATAATCGACAAACCTGCAGAGTATAACTTTCCTATAGAAACTATACCAATGAAAGGTATATGTGATGACAAACTAATCGGTTGTTGGGATCGTGTTATGATTATCAGATCAGATACAGAAGAGTATCTTGGTAATCATTCCAAATCATACAGACCTGTCACTCATGCAAAAGTACTTGATCCAGTCATTGATATTGTGGACAGTATGAATACACCATACATCACACAAGTAAACATGATTGATAATGGTGCTATGATGGAAGCAAGAATCATATGCAAAGAGATTTGCTTTGATGATCCTGCACAGCAAGACTACATTGCATTTCAAATTACAGTTCGTAACTCTTACAATGGTGTATGGTCTGTTATGATACAAGCTGATGGTCTACGTCTGTGGTGTATGAATGGCTGCACTACACCTGATAAGATTGCTAACTACAGACAGAAACATAATGGTATATTCAATTACAACTTTGATCATATCAAGCACTCCATCAATTTGTTTCGTGACAACGAGCCTCGCTTTCGTGAGTGGTACAACACACCAGTAACACATGATGAAGTAGTTACTTTATTTGACAAATTAACTTACACACCAAAGCCAACTGTTGATGGTAGATATCGTAACGAAACACAATATCAAAACCTCAACCAACATTGGGGTGACTATTGCCACAGCATTGGTCGTAACAAGTGGGGATTATACAATGCAGTAACTCATTGGATATCTCACCCACAAAATGTCAGTAGTACGAACAAAACTATTGTCGAACGTAACAGTAAGATGCTATCATATATGTCTAAGTCAGACTCAATGTTCAATTAATGGAGGTTATAATGGACATCAATTACACAACAGCAGAACTAAAAATGTGCCAAGCTTATGCTAGACTTGGTACACCACAAGACTTCAGGACAATGTACGATCATATGTGTGATGTAGCTAAGCCATATGGCTACAATCACCCTGAGTTTTGGGTCAACAAGATGACTGCCAAGACAATCAAAATATGGGAAGCAAATAATGCTCCCAAAGATTGGGAAGGTAAAGAAGCATCTGATATTCTCAATGATATGATGGATAGTCAGACAAAGCATCTCAACTTTGGTTCGTGACACCTGAGCAAAAGTATCAGTACCAAAAAATCATAGACACTTTAATCTTACAAAGAAAATCTAAAGGTTACACTATAGAATCTTTGGCTATGATTATTGGCACTGATACAAAAACTCTTGGTGACTGGGAACGTAAAGTCAAAGAACCAAGATTATTCAACTTGCTTTGTTGGTGCGAAGCATTGCAAGTTTATTTAAATGCACAACTAAATGATGGAGAATTCTAATGTCTAATAAAATGAAAGAACTAATCAAAGAAAGCATGGATTGGTCTTACCTGCAAGGTAAGATAATTATTCTGCACAAACTTATCAATGAATTAAAAAGTACAGTTCGTGAACTGGAAGAAGAACTAGAAAAGATGGGTGTAAATAATGGCAAGTAAAAGCAAGATCAAAGGTAACTATCATGAGAATTGGTTTGTAAAACTATTCACATCATGGAAGTTACCAGTAAAAAAAGTACCACTATCAGGTAGTCTTGGTGGTGAACATACTGGTGACATAAAACTTGTAATCAAAGGAGTAGAGTATGTTGTCGAAATAAAATACAGAGCAGTAGATGGATTCCCTAATGTTTTCAAGGTGTTACAGAACAGAAACATTGCTATGTATAAACGTAAGACTGGTGAACCAAGATGGGTTGCCATCATACCAGATAAAATATTTAAGGAGATAATCAAATGATGTGTGTGATATGTCACAAAGAAATTATACCTGATCGTGATGATGATGGTGTAATATATTGGACTGAAGGCAATGATGCTAGACCAGTAGGTGATGGTAGATGTTGCAATAAGTGCAATCTAAATATTGTATTGCCAATGCGATATGATGAAATAATATTAAAAGAAATGGAGGATAAAAATGAATAAATATAAAAAACTATGGCAAGATTATTACGATCAAGTCGTATCACTTGATGGACTTGAGCAGCAAGTCGAACAAGCAGATCATGTGTCACAAATACAGCGATACATAAACTACAAGATGAAACCTATTTATCAGTCAGACAAAGACTGGTGTAATGCAATCGCTACAGAACTTTGGAATGACCACTGGAGCAAACATAATGAGTCAGTTTAATTTAAAACTATCTAAAGATTGGCAACCAAGCCAAGTAATCATGGACAAATACAAGGAGGTTAACCATGACAGAGAAACTAAATACTTCAAACATTTCTACATTGGCAACCAGTATCGTAGAGGAGACTGGGATCAAGAGTATTGCAGATGGTGTGACAAACAGACCGATCGCAAAAACTCTCGTTCAGCAGTGGGGTACAGATCCAAACGGATACACAAAGAAGATTCATTCTATGCTAGAGTCTACTCTGAACTGCAGGATAAATGAACGAGTCAACAGTTCGTTTGTATTCTTCAGATGGGAGATGCCTTCCATATCAGAAGTAGCTACTCGTCTCAATGCCAAGAAGCAACTCATTATCAAGACTATGCAGGAAGCTATGACTGTGGCTGATCCCAAAGATATTCAAGACTGGATCATGGAAGTCATGGTATGCACTGCCAAACAATCTGCCTTGACTGAAAGAGACATGGCACTCAAGGCTAAGGTCTATGCTACAAAGCTTGGTCATATACCTGCAGATATATTGCGTGATGCGTGTCACAAGATATGTCTCAACAGTAAGTTCTTCCCATCACTGGCAGAGATCTATCAATATGTAGAGCCAAAGCTTTACTATCGTAAGTCACTGGTGGAGTTGATATCAAGTAAACTAATAGCATCAATAGGAGATAAGTAATGAGTTATAAAGAACGTTGGGATTTGCAAATAGCTTTAAAGAAAGTTGCAAATATGAAAGTAGATAACTTTCAAACTAAATGTGAAGAGAATAATATTACGTGTTGGGAAATGGATCATATGATTTATGACTTAGCACAAGCATTAGTAAGGAGTAAAACAAATGGAAAATCCTGATAGTATAAAACGTAGAGGTTACTTAATAATGTTTAAAGATGGTGTAGCTGATGGTTTGTTTATAGGTAAACAAGATGAGAGTAAATCATTCTCTGCTTATTATAAACAAGGATATGATTACGGATTAGTATTATGGAACAGACAAGTACAAATAGAAGATAATGAATGGGAGAGAAAAAATGGAAGATAGATTTGAAGATGTGCCACAAGAACTAGATGAACTAGATCGTGTTGGTAGAATCAAACTAAAAAGCTACTACGAATTTTATCAGGAAATATTATTCTATCCTGATAGAAATGACAACTTGCAACCTGCAGGTATGTCATCTAACCACAAAGATTATATCTAAACACTTGATATAATTACATAAATACTGTATGCTGATAGCAGAAATGGAGGTTTCAATGACAGTAGATGCACGACACTCACCCAATCGTGAGGACTTCATCAGAGGTAGCGACATGGTATCTTTGATGCAAGGTAAATGGAATGAGTTATACAAGATCAAGATGGGTCAGATAGGTCGTAAAGATTTATCCCATTTGTTCAATGTAAATCTTGGTACATTCACCGAATCATTTAACATGGACTGGGCGAAACAAAATTATGATTATAAATTTGCTAACCAAGTTCCATTCAAAAAACAATATGGCAGCATAAACCTACAAGGTACACTTGATGGTTATGACTACGAAAACAATGTACTTATAGAATGTAAACATACACATAGTCGCAATGACATGGAGACTGTGATTGATTTCTATATGCCACAAATACAATTCTATATGTATCTATCAAATGCAAAGCAAGGATTGTTATCTGTAATATTTGGTAATACATATGATGCAGTAGTTGTTGATGCAAGTAATGAGTATCAGACTCTTATGCTAGACAGAATCAAAATGTTTTGGGAATGTGTGGTACATGGTGATGAGCCTGATGATGTTGCAAATGTTGTCGACAAACTAATGACTAACAAAATACCTATCAATGGTAAAACAAAACGAGATGTATCCAAAAGCAACAGTTTCACAGAAGCAACCAATGCTTACATGATGTTCGAGGATACTGCTAAGAAATTTGAGACTGCAAAAAAGCAACTCAAAGAAGAGATCAAACCTGATGAAGCAGAGATCTACAATGATGTTCTGTCAATCAAGCGAGATAAACGAGGGTCAATTCGTATAACAAAGAAAGGGTGAGTAGACCCAACTCACCCCTTCACCTATCTGTATAATGGAGGTTACACATGACAGATGCTAAGAACAATATCAAAAAAGCTGAACCCAGTAAAGTATGGACAGCCAAAAAACACACACTAAAGACTGCTCTTCTTGAATTTCAAAAGCTTGCAGTAAGTGCCAAGAAAGATGGTAAGAACCCACACTTCAAAAGCAACTATTCAAAACTTGAATCTGTTATTGAAGCAGTCAATCAAGGTAATCAGTTTGGTTTATTCTTTACTCAAGAAATTGATTACATATACACTGGTCATGTTAGTACTAAATCAGATGTAATTGTTGTTACAACAGTTCGTCATGAGCATGATGAAGAAACATTTGTATCTAAACTTCCAATCATTCTGTCTGAAGCAAACATGGAGAACCCACAGAAAGTTGGATCAGCTATAACATATGCAAAGAGATACACTTTGCAGAGTGTGTACGGATTACCTTCAGAAGATGATGATGGTAATGAAGCAAGCAAACCTAACGTTAATATTACTAAACCAAAACCAAGAGGGGAAGATGATGGATTATGATAACACAGACAGAGGTAGTTTCTTCAAACCACGAGCAGATGAAAGTCTGCTTGTGCAAGGGAAGCTAGACAGTAATGGCACAGAGCATAGAATTGTTATTGTCAAAGCCTCACTACCTGATGGTGGTACTGCACGAGATGTCTATGCAAAGGTCGGTACTATGTACGAGAACGACAAATCTCAAAATGAAAAGTCACCTGACTTCAGTGGTCCAGTTACACTACCCAATCAGGACAGTCGCAGGATTGCTTGTTGGAAAACTGTATCCAAAGATGGCAACACTAAGTTCTTGTCTGCACGGATAGGTGACAAAACACCACGAGTCGGTGATGAACCATTCACTTCAAACAATGATGATGAGGAGATTATAGATGAAGTCCCATTCTAGTGATGCAATGGCACGAACCCATGACCCTAAGACGTCATGGGAAGCTGCCGAAAAAGTAAACACCAATAGACTCGAAAGAGTTGTTCTTGATGCAATCACTGCTCACGGACAAAATGGTGCAATACATGATGAGGTATGGGAAACTTTACCACATCTAGGTAATGTAAGAGAGGGAAGTATCACACCAAGATATGCAAGTCTTGAAAGAAAAGGTTTGATATATCGTAATGGTGACACTCGTAAAGGAAATGCAGGCAGAAGTCAGCTTGTTATGTATGCAACAAAACAATAGTAATGGAGGTTACATTGGATATAAAAGAAATTAAAAAAAATATTCTTCAAACTAAAAGAGTTAAAAAAGTTAACTATGGTATGTTTGGTATAAATTTAGGTGAAGATCTAAATAAAAGATTAAGTAAATATGCCAAAGCAAATGATGTTTCTAAATCTGCTGTTGTAAAACACATACTTGCTGCTTTTCTTGATAATGAGCAAAAAACGTCTTGATATAAGAGCCATACAGAGGGGGTAAACACTCCCTCTAGTATGATTGTACCCTAGAATTAAGTTGATTCACCGACACTTTGCATTTCTCCAACAAGTCTCATGGCTCTATTTGGTACTTGTTTTGCCCACTTTGAGTCAGTCATTTCGTATGCAGCCTCAAACCAATCACGATTATCAACTGCTTTTTTCATATTATGGAAACGACTTAGTCTTGGTCTGCCCATATTAAACATCATGTTAGCAATAATATGTTGTGCCTTGACTGGTAGATCATCAAAGTCGTTATAAATTAGTTTACATTCATCAACAGTAATAGCTAAATCTTTTTCAAATAGTTCATTGACTCTTTCTTCTGCCACTGGTGTGCCAACTTCTTGTCCGTATTCGTTATCCCATTCAGTAATAAGATGTCCTATCCCACAAGTAGGTAAACCTAAATGATCTAAATAGATTTCATTCTTAACACCTTCATCTCTTTTGAGTTCATCTCTAAATTGTTCTATGTTCATTATTTCTTACCCTTTATCATTTTAGCAGCTTGACCTACACCTTTTATACCAAAGCTTGCAGACACTGCAATGTATAATAGATATTGATACCAGTCAGGAAGATCAGCAAGAACAGCAAAGCCTTCCTTTACATACTCTCTCATACTAGGAATAAAAACTAGAATGGCAGGAGCAAGAAGAACAACCAAAGCAAATTCATCTTTCCAAGATTCGTTAGTGGCATCTGCCATCTTGCCTTCCCATGCCACTTCACCTGCAGCAACTTTCTCAGCGACAGAAGCACGAGCCTTAGCCTCTGCAACTTTAGCTTGTCCATCAGCTTTTGTTTTAGCAATCTTGTTTTCAAACCATGAACCTGCAAGATTAGCTATTGGTCCTATCAATGCTTGTATCATTACTTACTCCTCTATTGTTTTAAAACTTCATTCAAACCAAAACCTTCAAGCAAAACTAAAGTAAAGAATAATAATAATATACCACCTGCTATTAACTTGCCACTGAAATTAGTAGAGCCAATCTTAATAGCAACAAACTCATTACCCAGTATTCTCAGTGATAACTCAAAAGAATTGTTACTTAAATCTAAGTTTATTAATTTCTTTTTATCTTCTGTCATTAATACACCCTTACCTTTTTATCATCTATTCTAGGTATTAATTTACACATACAATTATATACTTGTGATCCTTCATCTGTGTCATAGACTTGACCACTTAAATTTTCAGAATAAAAAGAACAGTCAACTATAGATTTAAAATATATAGATCCTTGTAATGCACCATTCATATAACAAGCTAACATGAACGCAGTCATATTATACCTTTCTTCTTAGCTATAATAAATAATACTGCAACTGCTCCTGACAATACAGCAGTAATTAATATAGCTAATATAACTTTCATTATAGTATCTTGAATCTTTTGCTTACGTTTAGCT